ATCTCTTAAACCAGCGATATATTTGTGGATGATTGGCTGTCCTTTAACACCACACTTTTGGATGTTTGGAGCACCTTCCGCAGTTCCGATATCAAAGATATCATAACGGTAAGATTCGACAACTCCTCCATTAGGATGAAGCATCTTGTTACGGTTTCTATCGTCATACATAGAATCTACAGACAAGTTAACTTGCGTGTTGTTTGGTCCTTTGTATTCAACGAATTGTCCTCCGTATCCAAGCTCCATTTTAGAGATACCAGACGATGTAGTATACATACGATCAGTATTCAATAGTGGAGTAAACAATTGAGAGAATTTCTCAAGTGACTTATGGAACTCGTAAGATCCTCTTTCACCTGTTCTCAAGACGAACCCACGTTCATCAGTTTTCAATTTACCTTCTGAAAGATCAAGCAATCTAGATGCTAATGCTTCAACAGAGAAGACATTGTAGAAACTAGAGTTTGCTGCTTCCATTTGCTGACGGATACCTGCTCCCTCAGTAATTGCATAATCAGATTTACCTTTAATACGGTATTGACCGTCTGCAGACTTGTTAGATGTTCCAAACATGATTAGTTTGTTGATATCTTCACGGAATGCATTATCAAACATAAATGATTCATAGTGTTGCCAGAATTTAACAACTTTTCCATCCATACCTTTAAAGTAAGATCCCATCTTGCGGTTAGACAAGTTACCAGGAGTTTTCTTTTGGATACGAATTTGAGAGAAGCTGTTTCTCATAGAGATATGAGATTTGAACTTGATCTCACGACCTTTTCTAGACATTGTTCGTTCTACTGGAGAGAATTCACCTGAGTAGCGTTTACCTGCAGTTGCTTCTTCATAAGGCAAGAACATAGTCTCGTCTCCTGAATCCATTCTACATGTGTACACCCAGTTCATTCCATCACGTACAGGCTCTTCAATGATTAGTACAGGGTAAATTTCATTTAATTCACCTACGATACGCTCAGTGTCAGAGAACCAATTTTTAGGGAACACCAACTCAAAAGTTGTAAAGTTCTTCCCTGGCTCATCTGCTGGAGTAATCGCAACACCGTCAATGCGGCATTCTACTAATTCAATGTTATCAAGACCTTGTGATTGTAATTCCCAAGTAAAATCATCATCTGTTTCAAATTCCTTAACTGGGAATCTTGAAAGTACACTATCAATGTTATTACCAAAGTAGTTTTGCTGTACTGTCATTATCATATCAGATACTTTTTGTGGAGATGTTGACCAGATTGCACCGAGGTGATTCTCTGTTGTCAAACCTTTCCACTGCGTAGCATCTGTCATTTGCAATGGTGATAATTTTTGTGACATTTTTTTAGATTTTTTTGTTTAATTAATTAGAGCTTTAAATTTGCAAGCTCATTTGCTATATCTATTTGTGATGCACTAACTACGCCGCTAGCCTTCATGCTTGTACCAGTTGTTGTGGATCCTGTATTGGCTATATTATCCTCAAGGGTCTGCGCTGCTTTAGACTTAGCGTTCGCTTTGAACTTGCTAAAATCTGTAAAGCCTTTGGTTAACACATCAAGTGCGTGTAATCTCATCTTATACTCAGGGTCATTAGAATATTTTTCCATTACTACGTTAAGCGGATTGTCATCTGAAACCTTTGTTGGCGTGGTCATAGATTCAAAAATCCTATTTCTAGTATTAGTATTCACTTTAATGCCTGGTATAACCTCAGAAGTTTCAATAAGTTTAGATTTTAACTCCGCAAGAGCTTTAGCTGCTGCTGTATTATTATCCTCTACTTTTTGCTTTCTGGCATTTATGTCTTCCTCCAATCTGCTGTTTTCAAATGCAACAAGGGCGTTTCTAGCGTCCACGGCATCATTTTGGAAGTCAGTACCTTTTGCAGCGAGTTCAGAGTATTTATTAGCTTTCTCTAAATCAAATCCTTTTGCAAGGAAGCTGCGTTTTATTAATTCTTTTCCTAAGTCTGGACGAGCTATTAAAGCTTCATCTGTAATCTTAGAGTATTGTTCTGCATTTGCTTTTGTATTAGCGTACGTCTCATGAGGTACTCCTACAGCTAATGCTTCTAAATAACTTTTTTGATCATCGTTAAGTCCGTCTAGTTCATCAGCAGATTTCTGCTTTTCCCAAACTGACAGGAATGACTCAGCATCTGTAATAGTTGCTAAGTCTTCATCCGTCAATGTTTCAAAGGTTCCCGCCTCTTTCAAGGCTGAGGCTAGGGAAGTAAACTTATTTTGAGAAGAGGAAGTAGCCGTGCTTTCAGCAGGAACCTTAATTTCTTTACCATCCTCATCTAGTTTTACTTCACCAGTATCTTCTGGATCTCCTCCAATACCTGCTAAAAAATCAGCATCAATTCCGTTAGGATCTTCTACTTTTTCTATAGGTTTAGGGACACCATCTAAATCTTTATTTGGATCTACCGTTGCTTCAGAGGTTGATGTAGAGATTATCTCTACTACTGCTCCTTCTGAATTAGCTAGGTCTTCCAAGTCTATGCCGTCAAATTCCATCTTCTTTTTTGTTTACTTATTACAAATATAATACATATATTTTGATTTATCACTATAAATTACGCTACGTAATTCTTTATATTATAAAACTGATAACTAAAGTTACTTACCAGTTGGTTTCTTCTTTGCTTGAGTTCTCTTAATTCCTTCGTCTGCCTTGTTGTGGCGAACAGTCTCATTATGATTTTTTGTCTTGATGTCGTGATCCTTTCTGATTTTATCAGCTGCTACTTTAAGCTTCTCTATATCTTGAGGATTTGTTTCATCAACATTACTATCTTCATGGAATCTAGATGTCTCGTTGTCTTGGCGCATACGTTCTATATCTTTAGCGTTTTGTAACTCTTTAGTTTTCATGGCATCTTCACGATCCCACTCTTCCCGTACAAAGTCTCTGTTTTTCTCAGCTTCTTTAGACATAACAACAGCTTGTTCTCTTGCCATTTCTTGTTGACGTTCTGCTTCTTTTTGTTCTCTCTCAACTTTTTCACGTTCACTACGCTCCATTTTTCTTCGTATAGAAGAGGTAGATGAAGTTGAATAAATGTCAAGTAATTGTGAGAATGTAACTGTACCAGTCTGAATACCTGCGTGTGCAAGTTGCTTCATAGTTTGGATAAGCTCAAATGAGTCAGCACCATTAGAAATCTGTAGTCCATATTCAGATTCTCTGAATTGTTCCATATCAACTTCAAACATTGTAGTAGACCCATCATCTAATACATGCTGTATCTTTTTGTTTTTCTTATCTTTCCAAGCATGCTTAGCAGTTTCCAAAAGGATAGCCATAGCTCTCAATTTAGTTTCTTCGTGTTCAAGGAACCAGTACTCAGTGATGTGAGATGATTGTTGCATCTCCGTTTCAGTATTACCTACTGCTTGTCTACTTTGTATTTGCCCCTGTCTAGCCGCTGATACACCAGAGATTTCACCTAATTCTTGCTTAATGAATGCCATCATATTCATGTATAATTGGATAGTATTACCCATTTCCATGTCAATTACTGGTGCATTCTGATTCATTGAACCTGCAAGTTTTCCTTGAGAAGCTCCTTTATTTCCTTCCTTAAAGGAATCATAGAATGCTGCTCCCATCCCTTGTGCGAAGCTCATCCATTTATCTACTTTCCAATGCTCAGGTATACTGGCTAAATCAATTCTCATGATCTTACCATAATTCTTTGCTACTGACAGCTCTGTGTTATATGCTAGTACATTATATAAGTACTGATATGGCTTCATACGATCCATAAGAGAAACACCAACGTTATCGTTAGTATTATATACAGTCCCTACAATTCCTGGATGACACTTGCTTGGGTTTTCCATTGATCTGAACTGAACCTTCTTTGGTTGCATACGTACGTAAATAGCGTTATCTGTGCCATCACCTACTTCACCACCAATCTTAGTTCCTTCCCACCATTCTGAAATCCATAGGATAGTCTCTTCTTCACCAGCATCTTTGTTGATCCTATAATTCTCATCATAGATTTCGTACTGCTCATCGCCGTGCTCGTCGTAATATTTTACTTTTTTAATCTTACGCATAGACTTCCAATAAGTCTGCGTTACCCTAATATTACCACTGTCATCAAATTGGGACGCGTATCCTACATTATTAGCCAATGAAGATAAAAGTATTCCTTCTTGTGCGATGGGTAAATCAGGTTTGTGTCCAATATTGATACCTCTATCACTTGCGGTCCCTGTCTCGTCTCCAACCATTTGGCTTTGGATAAGATCAATCTGTCCTGGAGTAAGGTACTCATGGAAATCATCTTGTATTTGTCCTGGAGACATATAGCTTACTAACGATATAATATCAGAATCCTCTATATATGGAGATTCTCCTGAGCGTACAGTGTGTACATTTTTAGGATTTCTCTTTCTTAGTACAGGCTCACCAGCGATAATATCTGCTTGGTAAACTTCTTCTGCACATATAAGTGCGTCCTTAAAGCCTTTAGAGAAGACGTAGTCTAGTCTCAGGGTTTTATAAAGGTATTGAAGTATCTGAGTAGCAGTACGTTCACGGTGGTCTTGGTATTCATAATCTTGCCACTGTTGGAATTTCTGAAGCTCTGCTTTCATCTCTTCCTCAGACTTATCCTTGGTAATATGAGATGTAAGTAGACCAGTAAAGGTCTTTAAAAGTTCTTCTTCTTTGGAACTAATAGCATCATCATTTAACGCTCTTACCTTCCAATCAAATTTTCTACCAATAGCTTCACCTACTAAAAGGTCAATCTTTGGGTTACATATCGGATAATTCTGCATCTTAGCTGGAGAATTTAATCCCAGTGTACCTAAGGGGTTGCAGATTTTCTCTACATCCGTAGGATCTAAAATATCAGAATACAAATCGTAATTGATCTGTTTATTCCTATATGCTGTTCTTACGCCGTCGTCAGCAAACAGTGTCAGTTGTTCTGCACCATTTACACAACGTCTACGCCAAGCAGTAGTCTTCTGTGCTTTAGTCTTCTTCTGTGCGGGAAATTCCGCGTCTGTGTATATACTCATTTGTTAACATGTTACCTTGCAAATATACGCATTTAATTTAACTTATCCAAATTTTACATCCTTTTTATAGTTTCTAGTAAAGAATTCATCACTAAGTAACTGATCAACTTTCTTTTTCTGTCGTCTCTCTATGTATTTAATACGTTCTTCTCGTAGAATCATTGTCATAATAAGAGCGGATACACGGTCAAAGTTACCATCAGAATTGTAGTTCATTAACTCTCGGATAAGTCCTTCGTTATGTATTGTATGCAAATTTAAAATTTCACTGTTTTCATCTTCTCCATATGCAGGAGTTAAAAGCCAGTCTAATATCAATCTTAGTCCGTATGCGTTGATTGGTTTTGATGCATGCGTACCTTTTCTCTTATTACCAACCTTAGATATAGAAATGTCTGCGACGTCACGTAAAGATTCTGGTGTGTCACATAGTAAGTGTGTACTATTTTTTTGCTCATAGTACGTATATAATCCTTTCTTATTCTGTTCATAGTTGTGAACACATCCGAAGAAGATGTTCATTTTTCTTGTGATTTCATAGAATTCCTTAGTACCTCTACGTCCTGTATACTCTGCTACAATACGCTCAGTCCAAGTATCTAAGATAAATGTGGATCCTAATGATGTAGTTAATGATTCATCATCATCATAGGTATCTGTTCCTTGTATGTATCTGTTACGAATTACATCCCCATTACCATCCTTCTTTGGCATCTCTATAATTTCAATAACACCAGGTCTATCCTTGTTGTTATCAATAGGGTATTGACGTTCTACTTTATTAGCATTTCCTGGTTCCCAAATTAACTTACCTTCTGCGCCCCATACCAATTCCCCAAAGTAATGAGAATTTTCAAACTCGTGAGGTTTAGCGGTCATATTTGCTAAATGTGCCTTTAATTCAGCTTGTGGAAACATAGCTCCTTTCGCGTTTAAGAACATCTCTGAAGGTACAAGTGGATAGTTCATCATCTCTAATGACAATGCTGAAGAATCTTTTGCCTTACGTGCTTTGTTTCTTTTTTTCTCCATTACAGCCATAGCTGCCTCGTAGTCAGTGTTACCGTTCTCATCCTTATACTGATTCATTGCGTAGATAGCTGGTACAAACCAACCTAGTTTTCCAGTCCCTTCCCATGTATCTTCAAATGGTAAGAAATCAAAACCTTCAGGGTTCCTAAATATGATCTCTGATTCTTGAATCTTCTCAACGTTACCACCTGTCCCAAGATATACTGTTGATCCAAATTTCCAAGAACCTTCCATTTGACAGGCTGTATTAGAACCATGGACTGTTAAAACGTTAGGAAGCAGACCTACCTCCTCCACTACCATTACTCCTGGACGCGTACCTGCAGCAGCTTCTGGATTCTCTGTAGTGTAAATACCGTGTTTAACGTTAGATCCAGTTCCATATTTCTTCCATTGTCCTCCAACTTTTTTTTCGTACTCATGTCTCCATGCGTTCTTCATGTTGTTTGGTTCCAATGATCCAGCCATCTTCTTAGCAAATGGTGCTGGTACATAAGTCTTAGAGTCACCTCCCCATTCACCTTTAAGGTTGAAAAGTGCATCTTTAGTCTTACTCAAAATGTCTGCTGATTTAGAAGACAGTGCTGCTCCTACAAATATTTCTACTTTGTATGGATTCTTCATTGATTCTGTATCGTACGTCTTAGCTCCATCAAATATAAGTTCATGTAGAACTACTCCTACACCTACCATAAATGATTTACCAAAACCCCTTGATCCAAGCATGAAAAGGTTACGTGCTTCGTTATTAAAAAGAGCATATCCCAATGACTTATGGTGTAGCTTACGTAGATATTCATGCGCGGGTACATAGTCTTTTAATGAGCCATCAGCACTGAAACAATTTTTATCTAGTTGGCTTAATTGCTTTTCACCAGTTGTAAGCATCATTATCTCACGATCACACGAAACTTTATCATCTCCTACGAATCCAGAAAACCCCCTTGCTTCAATCCAATTATAGAAAAACTCCCACTCTACATCACGTAGGTGAGGTCTCATACGTTTCTTAGGAGCTGACTTAGGTCCATTTGGGTCTTGATGTAGTATAGTCCCGTAGTTCACATAGAAATATAAGTTACTTGGCATATATCTCCAACATCCTGTGTGAGCATTATTGGCTTCTGTAAGCGCTTCATCTACGTTCACTGGTATGTCAGCATCGTCTATAGACCAAAAGCCTTCTATGCATCTTTTTTTATGTGTCTTCCAATAAACAGAATAACCCAGAGACTGCGGGTGCAATTCTGGGACATCTGTTATTAAGAAATTTTTTCTGTTATTTAGTTTTACAAAGTGATTTTCCATCTAATATCCATTGTTTTTCCTCTTCATTTAGATTCTTTACTTCTACGATATAATCATCATCAGTTGTAAAAGTTTGATCAATATTACCTATTCTGTGAAATATTCCATTTAATATTTGTGTAGGAAAACGTCTTGTCTCAGGCATAACATATACTTTACCTTTATAGTTTATTGTTTTTTTCATTATAATAATCCTGCCTCTGAAGCTGACTCTGTAGCACCTCCTTTAAGTTGCCCATCCATCTCTTCTTTATTAATTTTCTCTTTAATGCTCTCAATCTCTGAAAATATTTTCCCAGAATTTAGCATCATCTTATCAAGTTGGTCAGCAGTTCCTTTAAGCACTTTACCACGATCATCATATGTATCCATGGTGTAACCTTGTTCGGCTATAAAGTTCCCCCTCTGCTGTAATTTCTCCTCATATCTAACTAATTCCTTTTCTGCTATAGTCAAACAATTATCTTCATAGAAGCTCCTAAGTTCTAAAATTTCTGGATGCTCCCAATTAAATTTGGCATCCCTCAGAATATCCGTTGCTATAAGAGTCATCTTATCTTTTATAGGTTGATTACGAATCATATTGTCAGCATGGGGGTCTATCAACATTGCGATAGCCCACATAAGCGTAGAAGATTCTTTTTTAGTTTTTGACTTATCTGCCTGGTGCAGGGCTTTAAAAGCTCCAAATTCTGCTGCCATCGGATGAATAGTCCAGTAGTTCTCACTTGGAACCCATACTTTAACAATACTAATCATTTCCCCCTATATTTACTTGTAACATTGTAGCGTCTCCTTCTGCTAATTGATCTAAAGGTATATCTTCACCTGTAGTAACAACTACCTGATCTTCTAATCCCTGTAAGAGTTGCTTTAATTCTATTTCTTTTCTTGTTGAGTACTGCAACAGTCCCAACATGATCTTACGACTTTCACTACTTTCACAATGTGCAATCGCTATTGATCCCTGTTTAGTTAATTCAGAGAAGAACATTGATAGCTCTTCTCTGAATTTATCTGTCTTAGTTGTTTTAAACATTATTTATTACTTCTTAATGCTAATTGAATATTTAATCGTGTTAAGTTATTTTCAGCATTTTGTTTATAACGCTCTGCTGCACATATCATATTACATAACTCTAAATCGTCATTTACTTCTATTATCATCTTATCACTTGCTAATAAACCAATATCAACAGGAACATCGTCCCACCAATTAGTTTTATCAGGAACTCGTTCTGTATGAGGAGTTACAAAGTGAGAGAATTTAAACCTCTCATAAGATATACCATGCTCAAGAACATGGTGTCCTTCTACGTTTCCTGAAGGAGTAGTTCCGATAATTCTGTCTATATATTTTTCATCCATTAATCTTCGTTTCTTACAATCACACAATCAGTAGTGAAGACCATAATAGCGGCTCCAACTGCATTTGCAATTGTTGATTTAATTACTAATGTAGGGTCAATAATATTGTTAGCCTTTACAGACATCAAGTGATGCTGAGGTGTAACTATACCTGAATTATCCAATATCACATTAATAATATCAGCTAAACTATCCCTCATCATTTGACCTGCTTCCGTAGAGTCTTCAGCCAAAGCACCTTTAGATAACGCTAAATAAGTTGCACCACCGCCTGCTACGAATCCTTCTGCTAATGCAGATCGTACAGCCCTAATGGTGTCATCAAATCTATGCTTCTTCTCATCCTTCTCAGTTTCGTTCACTCCACCTACGTAGATAACTGCTGCTCCAGATGTAAAGTACGCTAATCGTTTTTTATAGTTAGGACTTAGTCCTACCTTGTCATTCTTAATTTTATCTTCATAGTAAACTACTCGTGCAGCAATTTCATCTGCGTCTCCTAGTCGTCCTATAATGTTCGTCTCCGATTGCGTGATCTCCACACTATCGCTCTTTCCACAATGATCCACATTGAAATCAGTAACTGACCAGCCTGCGGCAGTGTTTAAGAGCGTTGCGCCAGCAACGCATGCTAAGTCAATGCACGCCTCTTTCCTTGCTTCCGCAATGGAAGGAGCGCGTATAATCTCTAGTGGCAACTTATACTTTGCTTTATTGAATGCTATGACTTCTGCTGCACTATCTGTAAGATCATTGCAAATAATCAACAAAGGCTCATTGAGCATCTCCTGTACTTGCATAATGTGTATAGCATCGTTTGCTGATTTGATATCCAAATCTAAAACTGCAATTCTACAACCTTTATGACGTATAGTAGTTTCTCCGTTAGCCAATGAAGGAATAATATGTGATCTATCCAATTTAATACCGTCAGTAGCATCAAGTACTGTTTCAGTCTGCTTACTATCCATCACGGTAACAACACCATCTTCTCCAATAACAGAAAATGCTTCAGTCACCATATTAGCCATTCCTTCATCTCCGTTACATGCAACTAATGCAATGTTTCTAATGTCTCCTGGTTTAATGGGTGAGCTTAGTGCTCTCAAGTTTTCTAATACTGTAGCTTCAGCAGTTTGAAGATCTCTCTTCAATTGCATAGGCTGAACTGCGTTATCAATGAAAGCAAATGCTTTTTGCACCAGTGAAGCCGTTAGTACTGTAGTACTAGTGGTTCCATCTCCTGCAACGCGTGCCGTTTCATTAGCTGCTTGATTAATAATTTGTGCTGCTACATTCTTAACAGGATCCTTTAATTTAATAAAGCCTGCTACAGTAGCACCATCTTTAGTGACCATTGGTACATTGTACTTCATAGTGATCGCTACATTCCTTCCGTAAGGTCCAAAAGTAGTTGAGACAGCATCTGCTGCCTCTTGACTACCTTCTTTTAATTTCGTGTGGACCGCTTCCCCTTTGAGGATCTCTACACTGTCTCCTACCATTTCCCTTTAAATGCAGCTTCGTTAACAAATAAGTACAAGGTATCTGGTGTAGGTTCTGCAGCATTCATTACGGCTGGTCCTCCAACTACCCAATCTCCTGCTTTAAGTTTTCTACAATCTCCTCCTGCGCCTACAATCTCAATCAATTGCCACATTTCTGTCATGTGTGTATTGAAGTATGCAGCCTTCTCTTTTTCTGGTAACTTATTACCGATTTTCTCTAACTCCTCAGCAATCTCTTTTGTTGCTGGATTCTTAATCAAAACCAAATTTCCCAATGGTTCTGGTATTCTACCTACTAAATCTTCCTTCTTCATACTATTAGGTTTTAAGTTTGGCAGTCCTCACTGCGTGTAATTTATTTATTTTGCCTGGTTTGGCTACCAGAATGCCCAAGTGTCTAAAGCGTATATTAAGAAACGTGCCTGGTTCACCAGATTCTCCTATCTTAGTCGCTTCCCTAGCGCATTGGAATTGGGATTCCGCTATAGCTTTCACTACATACTCTGGTAAATTAGATTCCAGTGCAACGTCCTTAATAATTTGCTCAACTCGTTTTTGCATCCTTAATATCTTTTTTAGCAGATTTCTCTGCTTGTTTAATCTCTTGGATTTCATCTTCTGTGAAACCTAATTCTCTTAATTCATACTCTTCCTGTGAACTCATATCTACTCAGTTACTGTGAACTTGAAGATAAGATTCAATTCACCGTCCGCTAGGTCTAATAGGTACACATCGGATATTGTATTGTTATCTCTTAGTATGTCCTTTTTACGTAGTGAACTAATGGCATTTCGTAGTACTGCTTGACTCATATTTAAAGTCGCAGCCATTACTTCTCTGCTATCACTGTTTAACACTAATGCAAACCTGTCTCGCTGGTTCACTATGTTGCGTTTTAAGTAGTATTGATATAAGATCTCAGAAAAAACATCAGCGTCTCTAGGTCTAAGCCCTTTGAGGAATGGTTGTATCAAAGCTACATAAGCTCTAAATACTTTCCGTTCACCTCTGTTAATTTTAAATTCTTTTTTCATTGTTATTAATTTCTTTCATCTAATATACTAGTATCTAGCTCTTGTAAGATACTTTGAACCTTTTTAATTTTTTCAGGTAATAGATGTTTAAATTGTTCTACATGGAATTCTGCTGGCATATCTAAATACAGAGTATAACACATACTTTCTATATCATCAATAATAATAGCTAATTCCTCTAACTTGTCATCTTTCATATTACAAAGATAGATAATAAAAACCATTAATCCAAATAATAAGATAAGTTATTTCAAAATAAATGACAAAAAAACATTCTTAAAAGGGTGAATGAGGCAAAAGTGGTTAAATATAAAGAGTCTTGAAGACACAGAGGCTAATTAAGGAAATCTGATGATCTAGTTAAGCCTTTGAAGTTAAGGAAGTGGTACTACAAACCCTCTCTCCCTAAGTTTGTTGTGGAATCTACCAATAAAAGACTGCTGACATTTCATCACCAGGAAAACTTGTACCGACCTTCTTAACAAGTTATTCTTTGTTCATGTGCTTTACGCACAAAAGACCTAGTAGCCCCACTTCAAATATTGTTTAATGGTGGGGTATGGATGCTTCTAACCGCATCAGGTATTACAAAGATACAAAAAAAATCCCAACTAACCTAATAATTGGGACTTAAAATTTACATAAAATCAACTACGTTCTTGTCTAAGCTTAACTCACAATGAGAATGGGCTGTAACTACCATACCTGAACTACATTCATAAAGGATGCCTCCTGGTCTTAAAATTATTCCTGTGATCATTCTCATCTTCTGATCCTCATCTGTGATCAAATACACTTGGTCTCCTATGGTAAAGTGTACATCTACATTGATACTTTGCATTCTATTATATATTAGCGTAGACTTTAGTGCCTACAGTTGTTACTTTTTCTATTTCCCATCCGTCTAAATCCTCATCAGGTAGGAGAACTGCTGTCCAGAATGGATTTACTCTTGGGTTATACATAAGTTCAAAAACAAACTCATCATCTACTAATGCTGGAATAATTTTGACTTCTTTTGCGTGTATAAATGCACATACTGTCTTATTTTTCCATCAAAGATTTTCTGAGCTGTATTTTTATTATTCTTTAGAGTTGCTCCAGTAATTATTAAAGAGTACTCTTCTGGGTTCACATGCTCAATACCTCCCTCAGGATTTATGATTTGCCATGTTCTATACCTGCAACCTGCTCCGAGGTTAAATCTTACTTTATACATCTGATTGTATTTTTAAATGTTCAGGAACTGAGTAAGTTTTCTCATCTCCGTAATGTACGTTTAATAAACTTTCATAAGCCCATTCAACATCTTGTTGATCCACTAGTGTAACTTTTAATGGAGTGTTATCCATATGAAGTCCACCAAGGTAAACTGTTACTCCTGGTTTGATTTCTTCAAGTGTAGGAGTCTTAAATCTTTTTTGTAAACTATATGATCCTGTCATAATACTTTTATTAATTATCTACGCCTGGACCTTTACGGTTACCTGGAATATACTCTTTATTAGAATTCTCTTTATATTTAAAATACACTTTCATATGTTCCTCACAGTATCTATGTACAATAGCGGAGTTATGCTCAAATACGTGTCTAGGGTGAAAACCTAACTCATCCTTGTG